TTTATCTAATTATAATTTTTCTTTTTAATTCCATTTACTTTATAATGATTGGTGTACTCAATAGTACTTCTCTTCGTTTGCTGTCCTTCTATTCGCGGGTTTCCTGCTGGATCGATCAGGTAGCAGATGGGATTAATGACTGGGCTAAAGCGTCAACTAATTCTTCCATTGTAAGTTATTTAACTAAAACTGTATTATTTTTGTTGAATAATTCTTGGATGCAATTTGTTTTGGCTGCTTTTGCCTGGTATATGGTTTGCTTGCGGGTATATGTTTATTTTACCTACTGTGACGCTATATCTTCTCTTCGTAAGAATCAAAATCACGTTGCTTTGAAAATAGCTAAGATAAACACTGTTACCCTTCATGATGAACAGCAAGCATTGATTAATGTTCCTAAATTCGGTGCTGTTATCAGCGCTGAAAAAATTGCTGAATCAATGCTTACTGTTCGTGAATTGCCTGTCCAATTATTCTATCTTGCAGTTCTTTTAACGTTTAGCGGTAGATTATATTGGATGGTGTACATCTTTTATGTTATTTGGACGCGTTCTCTAGTTTCTGGACTAGTTAAGTTGGTTAATTTAATTGGTGCATGGTTTTTTACTGTGCGTCGATTTGAAGTATCAACACCCTTGGCCGAACATCCCGGCTTGGGTGCAGCGATTCCAATGCCTCGTGCCCGGTCTCATTCTGGCTCATTTGTTGACAAACGTGATCCTCCTACAAAAGGAGAGATTCGTTGGGTTGCAGGTGGTATGCTTAATGACCCTCAGCACGAAGGGAAACGTATTGTAGATGTTACTCCTGGAGAATTGAATCGTATTCTATCTGATAGACAAAATGGTGCAATTGCTCTTGAAGCTTTTCGTCATCATGGACGTCGTTCCTTAAATAAAAATAATCAGACTGGTTTGAGTGTAAATCCAAAACAGCAGATTGTTCGTGAGGAACCATCCTATGTTGCTGAACCGATAGAAATACCAGCGGTTGAATATGAAGAAGATGAGGGTCTCTTTGATGGTCCTGCTTTTGATGAACAAGGTCGTGGTCGTGCTGCTCCTATTGGTGCGTCATGGGCTGATCTTTCTGTTAAAGTTCGTCCAAAAAAAGAATCGTTGCAGAGTTCTAATTCGGTAACGAATAAACAACCTCCATCTGGCAAACTTATAAAACGGAAACAATTAGTTGTCAAAGCTGAAGGTAGGAAGATTAGTCCTCTTACCGCCATGCCACAGACAACTAATGTGGATATTCGTGCTAAGATTGCTTATATCGACCGTATTATGCATTCAGAACCAATTCCTTCAGGCAAACACTTAATAACCCTGAAAGGTTTACGTACTAAGTTGTGTTTGCTTTTGGATCGTATTCCTGAATCTATTCTCCCTGGCACCGCGCATACTTCTGAAATGGATGCTTATAATGCAGTTGTTTACCTTAATGGTACAATTGTTGCTCATTGTTTTGCTCTTAGTGGCCATTTAGCATTTAATAAGCATTTATTTATGACCGGCGATCAAATTGGTGTTTATTTAGGAACTCCTATTGAGAAATTCGAGTATGTTACCGAACGTGGTACAAGGTATGAAATTGATGTAGAGAAGTTAAAGACTGGCGAGCGCTTGATCATTGGTGATCTTTTCATCTCATGTGTTAGTGCTGTTGGTATTACTTCTATAAAGAAATTTCTACATCCTGAATTGGGCACCACAGTACATGTCCATGACAAGGTTAATCATAAAAATTATTCTGGTACTGTATTTGACGTCTATCCTGATCAACAGGGTGATACCATCGATTGGTGGTATTATGATGTCTCATCTTTATCTGGAACTTGTGGATCTTTAGTTGTTCAAAATGATGGTGTTATTGGTTTTCATACTAGTAATGCCGGAGATCATAATACCTTCCAGGAATTTTCTTATGAACATTTTGACTTTTTTCGTGGGAGCGAAGGAAAGCTTGAGCTTTCCGTCACCCCCCGTGAAGTTAAATCCGTTCCTAATATTATTTCCCAAGAAGGAAGTAGTTCTTCCGAGAGTGCAATCAGTTCTTCATGGACTCCCTTGCCCTCCGCTCCCACCAAATGATTTAATTGAACAACATTATTTAAAATATGATTTTCCTTGTAATATAGAACCTTCTAAGACTGATAAAATATCTTTTTTGAATGGAATATATAAATTTGAACATGTACAAAAAACGATTTCCGTTCGTGAGCGAGAAGCATTGCGCGCGATGTTGAGAGTCAAACTAGGACCGTTTTTGGCTACTGCTTACAAAAAGTTAGTGCCTTTTGAAGCGATACCCCGTTGGATAGTAGATGATACTTCCGCTGGTTTTTGTTTTCAACAAGCATTTGGTACTACTAAAGGACTAGTTTTGTTAAAAACAACTATTTTGTATCTGTGGCATTACTTTCTTAGTTTCCTCCCAATTTTGTCTAGTACTCTTAAAATTGAATTACGTGCCTTTGGAAAAGATGCAAGGTTTTTTAGACCTTCTGACATTGCTTCCATTGTAGCCGCTATTCATATGTTTGGGTACCAGAACTTGTCTTTGTGTTCTGCGTGGGTGAAATCACACATTTGTATTGGAATGGTTTCGCCTGGTCCCGACTTCACACTTATGTGGCGAATGTTGCGTGACTTTGGCGGAGAATACCGTTCCTTTGATGGTGTGCGATGGGATGCGAATTTTCCTATGTGGGCTGTAGAATTGATTTGTGATTTTCGCAAGCAGTTCCTTCCACAGGAATATTCTTCAATTGTAGATTATTATTATGCTTCCATGTATGATGGATATACAAATTGCTTAGGCAATTTGGTCCATCTTACTGGAAATCCTTCGGGGCATTATAATACGTCCGTTGATAATTCCATATTAGAACTCATGAATGTCTGGTTATATTGTTATCGTAACAATATCGATGAAGCTCAAGTTCTTCCCTTTGTCTGTGGTGATGATTTGATAATTGCAACTCGCGATTTTTCTTTCACTACTGCTGGATTTAAGGAATCAGCTAATTCAGCTGGATTGTTTTTAGAGTCTATTGATTCTGAGGCAACCCCTTTCATGAATTGTGTTTTTTGTGGAACGCATCCAGTACAAATTGGTAATCGTTTGCTGTATACTTACGATGTTGATAAGCAATTGTCTTCACTGCATTATACAACAAATAAAATGACTGTTAGTGATTATTTCTCTAAGTTATGTTCGATTACTGCTAATTTGTACTATTCACCTGTGTATAATAAACTTTTTGACTATGTCAATGTTTTTTATGCAAAATATCTTTCTGTCAGTTCTGCTTCTTTGGGTTTGTATCGTTCTGTACTTGCTCCAGTTTTGGAGTATACTTACTCACATTACGAATCCGATATTGAGCGGTTGCATTAAATTCATGCCGCTTTAAAAAGTATAACTAACAAAAATATTATTTTATGCAAAATACTCTTTCTTCAACAATACAGGAACTTGCCGCTAAACGTGACATTAAGTTTGGAGCAACAGATCAGGGGCGCGCCTGGTGTCTAAAGGCTTTGCATCCTTCGGATGCAATAGTCATGCCAACGGGCGTTCCCGATGAAACAAATTTTCCGGTAGTTCAAACTTCCTATAATCTTGTTTATGATCTTGCTACTCAGGCAACAGGCAATTGGTCTCCGACCCTTTGTATTATGCCTGATCCTATAGCTCCAATATGTTATTGTCAAGATGCAACAGTTTTGGAACCTAGTACCTGGTATGGTGTATTAAATTCACAGGTTGGTGGTCAAGACCCCAATTCTGCGAATTACACTGCCGGGCGTGAGTTTTTTCAAACTGCTTATCAAAAATGGCGGATGATTGCAATGTCTGTCACTGTTTGTCAAGATGCTGCTGCTACTTCAAATGAAGGCACGTGTGTAGCATATCAATCAACATATACTTATTCTAAGTTTGCCGCATCTCCGTGGCAAACTGTTTCTAAGTCGGCTATTGATATGCCTCTTTCTGAAGAAGAATTGCACAAAGAAGAAGAAGTTTCAAAACCTCTTGCTGATTTGCGTAAATTCAAGAAATCCTTGGAAAAAGTGCCCGAAAGAGAAGACCGTAAAAGCATTGGAACAACTTCTGCTACTCAAGTTTACGCTTCTGAACAGATAGTTGCTTTTCATGCTCAGGAAATTCCATTCCAACAGACTGACCCATATGTTGTGGGTTCTAATATGCCTGGTGTGTACACCGGTAAAGCTGTTGATGGCGTTTATATGCCCATCAAACTTAACCGATGTGCGTTAGAATGGAAAGATGCTAGCGATAATAAGATGTTAGGGTCATATTTTGATCCCACAACAAATCTTGGATATCAAGAATTACCCTTAACTTCTAGCGCTGCTCTGCCTTATGACTGTTTCCCTTTTGGTATGGGAACATATCTCAACTATGCTTCTTCAACTTATGTTGGAGCTCCTGCTGGATATTCCCAAGCGCTTAAACCGTTGAATGGTTCATTTGGCATAATTTCCTTTCATAATTTGGCGCAAACTACTAATTTACAAGTTACTGTGCGAATGGTGCTTGAAACTCAAGTTTTGCCAGCGTCAATATTGTCTTCTCAGCAATCTATGGGACCACCAGTTGATTTGTTGGCTATTGATAACTATTTTGCTATCTCTAAGCTGATGAAAGATGCTTATCCTGCTAATTATAATAGTTGGGACAAGTTAATTGGTGTTATCCGTAATGTTGCTAAAGTTGCCTTACCCGCGCTATCAGCCGTACCTGGGATTCCCGGGCTGATTGGTAAAGGTTTGTCTATGTTAGCTCCTGTAGCTGAGTCTATTTTTGAGACTAATTCTAAAAGTGCTAATAACGCTCAAAAAGCCATTGCTGCTGATGAACGTCGTATAGCTAAGTCTCAGGTAACTTCAGCGCAAAAGAAAATTGCTCAGGTGTCTTCAACCACTTCTGTTCCGAAGAAAAAACGTACTAGAAAACCGCGGCCTGTTAGTACATTGCCGCCGTCTCCTGGTTATGTCCAAATCGACGGAAAGTGGTATGCGCCAGCTTAATCTTGCTTAAAGATTAACGTGGGGAGCACGTTTAATTAAATATCTCCGGGTTGGTGTACCGTAACACTGGGAATGAAAGTTCCCTTTTTTGTTAGCAGAAATGCCAAACTCTTTTT